TGGCAAAAGTAAACCAGGTAAAGGCACAGTTTCTGATAAAGCATTAAGAAAAGCAAAGAAAACTGCTAAGAAAAAATAATTGTTATTAGGTGTAGTTGCTAGTCAACTGGGTATGATGGAGGGGTAACAATATTCGTATGCCAAAATTAAAAAAGAAAAGTTGGGTAAGGAAAGAAAAGATAGTTACTGTTGGTTCTTGTAAATATTGTAAGTCAGAAATGACAAGTGAAGACTCATTCATTCCAATCGGAAAAGTAATAAAAGGTAAGTATAAATATCAAAACGCACATTATGATTGCGTCAGTAATCAAGAACATAAACCTAAAACAAACTTTGATTGGTAATTAACTTTCCCAAAATCTCATAGCATTTTTAAGATAATCCTCATCTAAATCATTCTTCCAAAAGTAATGGTCAAACTGAGGTTGGATATAATTTTTAATGACTTTAGGATCTGAACTAATACTGACAAGATTTTGTCTTACTTTACATCTTTGAATAATCTTTGGTATTCGTCTTTCAATATTCTCTGGTTTTAATTCATCACAATTATCTGCACTAAATACTTTATAAGATTCCTCATTAATATAACAAAGATATACAGGCACTTGAAAGACTGAATAATAAAAATCTATTTGCAATAAATGAAAACTATCCGGTTTATCTTCTGGTAGTTTATTGGTTAGCCAAGACCTAGTCCCATCTTTTTTAACCCTACCTCTTTTTGGAAATTTACATTTATCTTCAATAATTAGTTTATCCCCTTTTAAATCACAATATCCATGAACAGGAATATTAATTCCATCAAACCATCTAAAAGCCTCTATCTCAGGTTTGCAAGTTTCATAACCTGGAATACTTTTATGAGCTGCATGACCATTAGCAATCATGTTTGGCAAGATAGAACAATAATAATCGTATTCTTCTTGTTGATCTAAATTGGGTACAATCTTTTTAAGTTTTTCTCTTACAGGAATAAACATTATCTGTTTTCCTCTAACTTATCTATTGCATCTTTAAAAGCATTATTAAATTGATTTGCTATTTCTGGTTGACCATGAAAGTCATCTAAAAAATAAGATAAAGGTTTATCTAAAAATTTACTTATCTTAACTAGATTAATTAAAGGTATTCTATTAATGCCTTTCTCATATTTTTGTACTTGTTGAAATGTAGAACCAATACAATTAGCAACTGCAGTTTGGGTTACTGCATAAGTATTTTTACTAAATTTATGAACTTTAGATAGTCTTGCTTGTTTAAGTTTCTTTCCTAGTTCTACATAGAACCAATTATCATCTTGTAGGTTTCTTTTATATTCTTTTGTAATTTTCATAACTTTCCTTTCATTTAGAGTATAGTACCCCTAAGTAAGTTTTACAACTTTTGATATATACTTAATTTAAGTATATAAAAATAAAGAGTCCTTGTTCTCTGCCTCTACAATTCTTCTGAATAACTGATTGTATTCTTTAAAGTTTTGTAAAGTATGTACGCATTGTCTTCCCTTTCCATCTTTAGCACCCATAATCTTTTTGTGTGCCTTATCTAACTTTGCATACAAACGAACATTACTATTACTTAGAGCCATCGTTTTCTCCACCACCGATTAGTTTAATTTTTGCCTTAGTAAATCTAGTATCGGTGATGATAAACTTTGCAGATTCACCAGGCATTTTTTGATTATGTGCTTTCTCTGTAGCTTCTTCAACAGTTGCACCATCAAAAATTTCTTCAAACTCAGCTACTATTTCTATGTCAGATTTTTTAATTACTTTAACCATTTAATACAATGTTTCTGCTATAACCTGCATAATCTCTTTTTATTTCGTTTCGTTCCTCTAACTTAGTTATCAGAACACTAACTGAGTTTTTGCTTTTATAACCCATTTCGTCAGCCATTTCTTTAAAAGTTGGCATATATCCAAATTTTGTACTATAATTTTTAATAAATTGCAATAGCTTGAGCATTTTAGGAGTCATAGGTCTTTTACTTCTTACTATTTTCGTCATTGATTACTAGCCTCCTTAATAATTCTGCATAGCCATTGATGTCATCAAAACTATCTTTTTTATAGTTTTCTGACTGCATGACTCTCCAAAGTTTTAAAAAAATCATAAAGATACCAAAGAATTTCAAAGGTACTTTAACCTCTTTGTTATTATAAACTGATAAATATTTTTCTAAAATTCCTGCCATAACAAAAGATGTGTTATCAAAATGTCCATAATCACTTTGCTTTTGGTTTAGCAGCCTTTCTAGTTCGTTAATAAATTTTACATTATCTGACATAATTTCCTTGTCTGTCTTTGCAAAAGTGAGCAAAAACATTTTCGTTTTTATATTTTATCAATACCCAAACTTGATTGTTACCTGTTTTGTAATCTGGGTTCTTAATAAATTTAACTGTTTTATTAAACATATCCTCACAAGTAATGGGATTGAGGGAGCTAATAATGAAAGGTTTTTTTTCATATTTAAGTTTTCCATCACCTGTGAGAATAGCCAAAATTAAAAAAACTACTTTCAAAATTAGAAAGGAATTTCTTTACTTTCTGCCTTACCTTGTTTTGGTCTGGGTTCGTTTTTATAACCAGATAAAATAGTGCCTTCATCGTTTAACCAACCGATTAAACCTTTCTGACCACCTGCATCTGGATAATTCATTTCACCGGTAAATTTGTCATCACCTTTAAACAAGACTCCGATTTGAGCAAACACTCTTACAAATTTACTTTTACCATCTTTAGACTGTGCTTTAGATCCTAAGATAGTTCCTTTATTACCATTATCTAAAATAACATTTCCTGAGAAATCAATTTTGATGGCTTTTTCATTGTTGGCATCATAAGGAAACAATACCCAGTCCTTCTGCTTACCACTACCATTGTTTGTTGACATTGTTTTGTCCTCCATTTTTCTTTATTAGTTGTTGTTGTTGTTCGAATAGCTTTTCAATTTCTTGGTCTGAATTGCCATTCTTTTTCCAATTGGTGAATAAAGCAGTCAACTTAGTTTCAGTTGTTTGCTTTTTTATTTCATCCTTAATTGAAACTGGTTTATTATTTGTATTTTGATTATTCAAAGCATTAACTAATTCTTCAGCACTAGCATATTCAGAACCAGATAATCCAAAGGCAGCTAAACATCTTCCTAATGCAGAACTTGAACAGTTTTCTAATGCACTTGTTTTGTTAATAAAATTTGCGTTTCTATATTCCTCTGCATGACCTACAGAATAAATAACATCACCGACATATAATTCAGTTTTAACAACTACCCTGTCGGCATCATGGAAAATAACTTCCTCATTAAATCTAGCCTCAGGAAAATATTGTAATAAATGTTTATGTCTTTCATTAACTGTAGAATATTTTTTACCTTTAATATTTACAGTTGGAATATTAATTAAAGCATCCAAACATTGTTGTCTGCGTTCTTTAAATCCACCCTTACTTTTTTCTTCTACTTGTGGTTTTGTTTTCATCTGTTTTTCCTTTCGCTTGTAGTTTTTTATTTTCTTCAATTTGTTCAATATCTTTTTGAGCTTTCAATTCTAAATAACTTTTATTTTTAGCAATCATTTTATCTTTCAATTCATGTTCATTAATAACTTTTTTAAGATTGGCTATTTCATCATCTCTTTCAATTAATTTTTTAGAATATCTTTTATTATCTTCTTCTAAGTTCCTAACTTTTGTTTGTAGTTTTGCTAATTGCATCATTATTGCGTCTGTCATTCTTTACCTTCCATTACCTCTGTTAATGTTAAATCTTCTGTAATCATGTCTTGAAATGCTTGACCTGCAATACCACCAAAAATCATTTTCATATTAGGTTTTAATGCTTTTCGTTCAGCTGCAGTTAAAACACAATAGTCATTAAACCATTGATCTATATTTTTGTTTAACTGCGAAGGACTTAAATGGTCGGCAGTAAAGCAACCCCCTTCTTCCTTCTTTTGCCATTCCTTTCCAATTGTTTTCATATTGCTTTTAATACTCATAATACAAAGATAGTCAATAAACTATACATAGATATTTACAACTTTAGAGGTTATACTCCACACATTCCTTCACATTCATTGTTAAACATATCTAATTGTTTATCATTTTCTTTTTTATTAAATTCTACTTCATCTAAATTTTTACAAGATTTATGTAAATATAAATTATCTTTAATATTTTTTGCTCCAGTTCTTATACTTTTATCAAACTCAACTGCATCTGCAAATTCACTTGGTCTTTCTGTTTTCATAAAATGCCAATAAGAATCATTATGATAAGGACACATAATACAAGCAGATTTTTCTGGTAATGGAAATTCATTTTTCTTCATCCAATTAATACAATCTTGTCTTGACATATTTAATTCTATTAAAGGATGTCTATTTTTAATATATTTATCTCTAGCAGGTTTCATTCTTTGTATTTCATCTGTAGAAATACCAATCCATTGTTCTATGTATTTATCTTTTGGAAATCTTTTTTTAAAACCTACATTACACAGTTCTCTTAATTTTTTTCTAATTGGTTGTATTTTGTAATCAAAAGTACATTGTCTTCTTAACATTCCTTTTTTACCTGTAATTGCATTTTGAGTAAAAAATGGAGCTGTAGGAAATTTTGTATTATTTTTAATAGAATTAACCATATCATTTTTTATATTTCCTCTTGAAACAACATAAATTGGGAACTTAACTATTTTTTTTAAAAGACTTAAATAATTATAAACTGATTTAGGTTCATAACCTGTATCTGCAAATATAGCACAATCTACATTAGGCAATTCATTTTTAGCTGCCATTAACAACATTGTAGAACTTTGAACTCCCACACCTAAACTTATTACTGTTAATATTTTTTCTCTATTTTTATCCATTATATGTCCTCCATGTTATATAATTCTTTAATATCAATTTTATAGGCTGCAGGTCTGTCATAGTGTCCAAAGTTAGTCAATCGTTCTGGCATATCATCTATAAAAGGAAACCAACCCATAATTGAAAAATTAAAATCTTTATCGTTATCTTTAATAATTAAAATATATTTTCCTTTTTTCTCATTAGGTCTAATAATCAAAAAATTATAATTCTTTTTTTCTTGAGTTCTTATTTCAATATTATTTTTAAAATCTGAATCGGTATATCTTTGTAAGTTGTCAGTATAAGAACCATTATAAAATTGATTCATAGCTTTTGCATAAGCCACCTCACCTAATGCACCAATAAATCCATCGGTTAATTGTCCTTTTAATCCTTTATTGTAACCATAAGAAAAGCCTTTATTCATTTTAAGATTACCAATAAATCTTTTATTAGCCACATCTAAGGCTAATTCAACTTCGTTAGGTTCTAATTTAACTTTTAGCATTTTTCCTCCTTGTGAATATGGTTCGCCAAAACCAAGAACGCATCATAGAAATAACTGTAAAGATAACAGCTATATGAAAGCTCTCTAAAATTGTTGGGTGTAAATCAAAAAATGGAAATATAAATAATTGAATTAATGTCGATAATATTAAACCACTACCCACATCAATTACAGTTTCAAATAGATTTCTCATTTCTTATTTCTTTTCCTTTCTCTTTCTATATCTATTTCTTTATTTCTTTTTTCATATTCTTCAATAGTTGTATTGGTATGATGCTTAAAATAACAACTAGCACATAAATCATTACCATTTTCAACTACATCTGCTTTCATTTCGCACTTGCAACAAATTCTATAATCTCCATAAATATTTGTTTTATCTGTCATTCTCTGCCTCTAATATTGCTAGACCTAGTTCTCTTGCGATTTGTGGTACAATACTATTTCCTAATGCTTTTATTCTGTTGGCTCTATTTCTGTCCATTGATGTGGATAACCCATGAGGAATTCCACAAAATTCGGATTGAGTTTGCCACCAGGTTTTTTGTCTAAATGATGCATCACATCCTGAAGTCTTGCTCCATAGGTCATGTGAGGTTTGTTTTTCTTTCTCAGAATAAAACCCCCAGAGTCCAGCTGTTCCACTCTGTCTGGTTGGGGTGTATTGATGTTCGTTGCATTGGGTGTTGGGTACATCTGAACAAATGCAGTCAGATTGTGTTGACTTGCTTTTTTCCAACCTTTCCTTTTTATCAATGTTTCTGCATTCTCTTGACCACTTGCTTTTGGAGTTGGGTACATTTGACGAACTGCCATTGTTAATGGAGTTCCCCCTTGTTTGTATTTCTTGGTTCTCTCCGATACTGAGTCGGTTGTTGGAGTTGGCAATAATCCAAACTCTTTCTCTTTTGTGCCAAGCTCCTTGACTACTAGCTGAAATACTAAAACATTGGACTTCGAAATTTTCATTTTCCAACCCTTTAACAATGTCTTTGAGGATTGTTCCATTTGAGATGTTAATAAGGTTTTGCACATTTTCGCCAATAATCCATCTGGGTTTAACCTCTTTAATGACTCTAAGCATTTCTGGGAATAGGTATCTATCGTCATTTTTTCCTTTTTGTTTTCCTGCGATTGATATTGATTGGCAGGGAAAACCTCCGACAACGACATCTGCTTTAATTTCTTTTCCATTTATCCTCCTTACATCATCTATAATTGGAATATTTGACCAATGTTTTTTTAACACCTTTTGACAAAATTGGTCTTTTTCACAAAAGGCAACAGTTTCAAATTGTCCTGTAGATTCTAAACCTAAACTAAATCCACCTATACCACTAAATAAATCTAAAACTTTAAGCATGATTATTACTTTTTAATATGTTTTCTTTGGCAGTCAAATATTGGAGGTTGTTTTCTACATGAAGTCCACAAACATTTACACCTTTTAAGGGTACAATATGATCCACATGATAGCCTTTTTTTCTATTTCTATAGATTTCTTTTATCTTTTTTATATTAGCCCATTTTGGAATAGCTCTTAATTTTCTTGCATGACGCATAGCAGTATTATGATTTTTATTTCTTTTACCTTTGGGAGTTTTTGAATATTTTTTATTTACTAAACTTTTTCTGCCTGACTCTACATATCTTTTATTAAATAATTTTCTGGCAGGATTATTCATTTTAAATTTATTCCTACATTTCACAGAACAATATTTTTTATGCTTGGCATAAGATTTATCTACAAAGACTTGATTACAAATTTTACAATTCTTTTTTATTTCATCAGGTAATAACCTTTTAGCTTTAAGGTTTCTTATTTTTTTACATTCTTTGCTACAATAAATTTTATTTTTGTTGCTTGTGGTATCTATAAATTTTTTATTACAAATTTTGCAATTTTTCATAATCAATTCATTATCAAGTAGGTTGTCCACATAATAACTTCTATAATGATAATTGTTTCCAACATGATTTTTTATTCCTTCCTTTTAATCTTTTAATTTTATTCCAAGTAACACCATTAATGAGTCTTGAGCCTTCAATAATATTTTTAAAAGTAATTAACTTTAATTCGTCAATACTAATTGAGGGTTTTTCTATTTCTTTCATGGATGTTTTTAAGTAGTTCTTTCCTTTTCTTTTCCCAGATTTTTTTGAAATCATTGGGACAATTATTAATCATATATTTGAGATTGTCTAGCCTTCTCCTATCTTGTCGTCTTGTATAATCAAATATAAGAGGATAACCAAAATTATTTCTTGTCATTTTTTCCTTTCTTAATTGCTTTCATCATATCTTTAAAATTATTGAATAATCCAATGTCTGAATCATACTCTGTATCTTTATCAAGATTAAATGCAGAAAATTTATAATTTATTTTTTCTGCTTTGACTCCTTCATCTTCTAAATCAAAAAAGAATATATGAATTCTCCCATTTTTTGAAATATAAGAAGGTGCAATATCATTTTTATATGAACTGTTCCAATATCCTAATTTTTCAAGTTCTTTAATATCGCAATTTAAATTATAATTATTATTGCCTAACCATTTTATTTTAGTTGTTTTCATTTTACCCCCTTTATTAATTTAATTAATTTATCATAATATTTTTTAGGTAATTCCACAATCTCAACTTTTGGTACAATGTCATTGTCAATCTTTGCCTGACACTCTCCGAAGTCTTGGAAATCGTAAAACTTATTATTAGGGTTCTTATCTTCTAAAATATTAGTAATTGATTTAAAATCTTTATTTTTCATAAGTTCCTTTCTTATTTATAATAAATTTTAAGATTTAAATTATTGTTAATATCATAATGAGTTTCAGTCTTTACTTTATTAACAGTAAATTTTTTAATCCAATTTATAAACTTTTCCACATCTTCAAAATTAGCATTTCTATTAAATTCTATATTTTGTTGATAAGGTAAGTTTTTATAAAAAAACCCATCAATAGGTTGTAATTTAGCTTTGTTGTTAATTTCATTATCAATAAATTGATTTATAAAATTATAGCAATCTTTTGCTAATCTTTGCTTTTTAATTGTTTTTCTGTTTGCTTGTTCATACATAGAAATTTTAATTAAATCTTCTATTGTATCGTTAGGTCTATTAATAATCATAACTTCCTTTCTTTTAGTTTCTGATCTCATCAGTTAGGGAGCAACCCTAAGACAAGGGGGAACAAGTCCCCCAAGTTTCGATCTATACAGTTTTTCCTTTTGGTTCAAATCCTAAGATTACATTAGCCATAAAATCCCAATAATTATTGGTAACTTTATCTTTTAACTTATCGTTAGGGTTAGGATCTATTGAACCCATTTTGATGGCTAGGTCAACGATTGCATCGTTGTAATATTCAATATCTAATGCAAGACCAGACAACCATTCAGACATGGCTTTGAACTTTCCAACTCTTTCAATATTCCAACCATACTCAGAATTAAATCTATTAAAAATATAATTGATTTTTTCTTGTTCAGTAGTGATAGGGTTACCCTCTGAGTCTTCTTCAATAGTTGATAGAATATAATTTTTATAATTCTTTTTATATTCTGTGTGGTGTAGTTTTCCCCCTTTCTTAATATTCCACTCATTAGATAAATCTAAATGATTTATAACCCAATGCTTAGCCTCAGACTCATTAGGAAATTGTTTTGTATAATTCTCTGAATTTTTGTTATTAGTTATTAAGTAAGTGTTCATAGTTTCCTTTCTATTTGATTCGTTAAACATATAATCTTGTATAACTTTTGTATTATACTGTCAACTATTAAACTCTAAGATTGCAAATTATTTTTAGTTCCTGTTTTGTTCTTATTTGATTATGTAAAATTTGGGTATATAGAAGTCTGGCAAGGAAGGAATTAAAAGAATATGGATGAGCCAAAAAAAGGGTTTTCACAGATCCCAAATCAGTTAATATATGACCAAAATTTGTCAAATGAGGCAAAAATATTATTTATTTATATTAAGTCTTTATCAGCAAATTATAGGGTACTTAGAAACTCTAATTTATGCAAAAAATTAGGGGTGTCTATTAATACTCTACAAAATGCTAAATCTGAGCTAATTAAAAAGGGTTATTTAGTTGTTAACAGGTTATCAAGTGCTAACAAATACAGTCTAAGACTACCCAAAAATAGGGTAACCCCCTACCCAAAAATTACGCAATCAGACTACCCAAAATTTGGGGAGTATTATAAAGATAATACTATTAATAATAATACTAATATTAATAAGGGGTTTAAAGGATTTAAAAAGGTTAAATAATGGATGATAAATATTATTATAATGATGAGCCATTACAGTTGTCTTATTCGAATGATTACAGTATGGGGGACAAGATACAAATTATTAAGAACCTAGAAACTGACTTTCAGTCAGGGATGTTGAGCTGGTCGCAAATGTTTTGGATTATTGATAATGCTAAATTTGGAAGTTACACCTGTCAAAGGATTGTTGATAAATTGATATTTGAAGGTAAATTAAAAAGAAATCCAATAACACTTGATAAGCGAACATTTAACACAATTAGAAAGCCTTTTGACTTGTAATGGCACAACATATTGTGTTATAATTGCAACAGGTTAAAACTCCCTCTTTTAGTTGTTTTGCCTAATTAAGTTATATATAACCGGTGAGTCTTTCAGATCCTTTCTTTCTTTCCTTTCTATACTGGAGGACTCACACTAATTTAGAATTATTCTAATATGCCAAGAAAAAGAAAATTAACCGATAAACTTGCCGATCAAATCTTAGAACTTATTGCAGATGGTAAAACTATCAGAGAGGTTTTTACCATAATAACAACTTACACTTGGCAATCTTTTAGGAAAGAACTTATTAACGATGATAACTTGATGATGAAATATATTAAATCGAAGGAGTTAGCTATTGACTTAAAACTTAGTGAATTGGAAGACAAAAGAAAAGATTTGGAGGCTAAAATTGAAAATGGTATTGTTGATCCTAAATCTGCTCAAAACTTAGTTAATCTTTATAAGATTATAACAGCTCATAACCAA